AGCAACAACTCGTTAGTCGTTACCGCGATTCAGATCAGCCCAGTTCGATGTCGGTATGCTGGCTCGGTTACTGAGCATGCCGATCTTGTAATCGATGTCAGAACCCGCTGCCGCCAATCTAATCGTATCCACATCAACTATGTCATAGATCAATGTCTCGCCAGACTGCGAAGATTGGACAACATATCCAGTCAGGTCATTCTCTTGAGTGCTTACCGTCAGAGTTCCAGCACCGATAGCAGTGATCTGAAAGCCTGTCTCATACTGGAACATGGATACATCAACATCCTCGCTACCAGCCGCTGTTATCGTTCCTGTAAATTCTCTCATTTCACTGCCCTACTTTTGGTTAATGTTAGTTTTAAGATTGTATTTTGAGTTATTTATTGCGCTTGTCTTCAATGGCTGAAGTTGCAGCAGCACCTACTGACCTATCTTTCCCCGTCACTGTGTCAGCAGCATCTCCCCAGTTAAAGGATCATAATCATACTCAGCGACAACCTGCTCCATTGGCATCTGCTGTGGCTGGGCGCTCACCCTAGACCCAAACCTGTCGCTTGCCTTCTTGATAGTCTCAGCCTGAACCTTGAATGTTTTAGCTTTGGTGAAGTCTGCATTGACCCCCTCTTTAGCCGCATTAATCTGTATCTGCTGTCGCCTAGTCTCAGCCTCAAAGCCCTTTATCTGGGTTTCCATCATGTCGTTCTCGACACCGGCCATATCTACCTGAGACTTCATCTGATCCATCTGAACGTCAGCTTGATCCTTCTGGGCCGTTCTCTGCTCACGCATCATCATCGCTTCAGCCTTGGTCATCTCAGCCTGTGCTAATAGCATATTAGGGTCTGGCGGGGCTTCCTGGTTCTGAACAGACTCAAGCATTGCCATTTCCTCCTCATCCTCTGGCTCGCGTAGACCAGACAATAGAAGCTGTTTGTTGGCGTATGCCCGTATATCTGTAAGCTCAACACCGTCCATCCATGCTAGACGCTTATAGTTGAGAGCCTTAAACATATCGGGGTCGACCTCTCTAAACTCAGAAGCTAGACTGGCAAGCTGCTCTAGTGTCTTCTCTTTCTTGCTCGAATAGCTCGCGCCAATTTCGGCATAGACATCGAACTCCATGTTGGTCAGGTCGCGCAGTGTGACCGCCTCACCCGTATCCGCATCGAGAATAGTCTCCATGATAGTGACTTGCTTTCTCTCTCCATCGGGGCCGGTCAGAGTAACCTTACGGGGTGCGTCATAAACCACACTAGCCATACCAGCATAGATAACAGCGTCCCATCTCTTGGCAAATTTAAGGTTCTGCTGATAAATAATAGACTGCTGGTCGAATCTTGCCTGGAGCTGCTCGATTGCATAGCCAGATAAATTAGGGTCTGCAAACTCATTCGGTAGGCCAGCGTTAGCAACATCGCTCACAGCCTCTCTAGTCTCTGCTGCAAGCTCATTTAACCCGGTGGGCATCTGAGCTGCCTGAAGGTATCCAACAGCAGTATTCGAGAGCGGGTTACCGTTCGCGTCTTTAGAGTTCATTAAGTAGTAAGGGAAGTGGTTATCAGCCCCGTTCTCTTCGTACATGAACTCGTAGCCCTGTACCTGCTCAGGCGTAAAAATAGGTTTAGGTCTAGGTGACCGGCTAACTATATCGCCAAGGTAAGACAGCAGGAAGTTTCGAAGTCTCTGTGGGTCTTTGCTTAACCGGACCACGCCCTCCCAAATTTCCTCACCCTCGACAAACGTGCGCTCACCGTACGTGTGAACCACTGGGATTTCAGTGCCAGCAACAACCTGGTCGCTGAGAATTTCTTCACCACTACAGATGAACATCCTAACCTGCGGCAGCTTAACCTTACGCTCTGCAATCTGCTCATAGCCCTGAGCCTCAAGCTCATCCATGACGTTGACAGTCTCACCGTTAACTTCTTTGTCAACAATATCAGACTGCTTGAGCATGATCGTGTCTTGAAAAGGGTCAGAGAATGTCAGTATTTTCTCAGTGACCATCTCCTTTACATAAATTCTGGCTATGTAATAAGTTTCAGATGACCCAACAACCCACGGGAAAACATAGCTCTGCTCTGGACTAGCAAAGTTAGCAGGGGCACAGTCTGTCTCTTCGCCGGTCAGCTCTTCATACAGGCGCTGGTATCCTTCTTTGGTGAAAGGCTCAAGTATAGACCAGTTCATTGCGTCAGACTTGTCTAGGCGCTTAGCGTTACCATCAGGGAAACTATTATTGTTCGCCTCGTAGAGTGGTCTGCGCTTGATCACCTGGTTACGGTCACCAATGTTGTTAGTGTCATATTCGGTATACAGTTCCCACCCGCCAACACCGCAGTCAACACACTCCATCGAGGCATTGTCATAAGACTCTAGTGAAGAGTTCCGTCTATCATCTGTCAGGTACAGGCCATCAATAATGTCAACGCCTTCCCCACGCTCGTCATCCTTTGCAACGAAGTCAACCTGAACAGGGTTCGCGCTTAGGTCTGCAATGATCTGCCTTGTGGCTTTTCTGATAAGGTTAAACTCACCTCGATAGCCAAGCTGGGCATCGTCAAGCATACCATCGTCCCACTGAGTCACCCGCGCAAATATCCTATCGTCAGCAGCTTTTTCACGGGTCGTCTGATTGGCTTGATAGTTCCTGTCGTGTATCTTTTTTAAATCGTCTAACGTGTATTTTTTAGCCATGTGCAGTTCTGCCATAGTCTGGGGTTAATTATCTTCGGCCTATCGCTCGAATGGGCTTAGGAATGTAGGCTGGGCCTTGCGTGTTGATCATCTTAGTTCTCATCGTCATCATAAGCGGATCAGCTAGATTTGGTGAGGCTACCTTAAATTTAGTCTTCATGTCGGGCTTAGAGTATAGCTCGTTAAGGCCGCTACCATTGGGCTTGATCGGCATTCGACAGACTTCTGCACGGAGCTTGGGTAACAAGTCTATATCACTACTGAAGGATATACACTCATCGGGGTCTGCGTATTCACCATGAATCACCCATCGATAAGTCCGGTATATCCTATCCCTAAGATCGAAATAATATTGAGCGCGTTTATTCTTGAAAGAGTTACTGTTATTCCGTTGATCCTGAACAGCAGCCCTAGTCGCTGCTTTATAGATTGTATCGGGAAAGTCTACACCCTCTGAACCCCTGAACACAGAAAGAACGGTCTTTTTGCCGTTGAACGCTTTAGAGTTCTGCTCTGCTAGTCCAGCGCCCATGCCATCGCCATCCCACATATAAGCGTCAACGCCCTGCTGTAAGGCGAGGTCTGCTGCCCAATGACCACCCTCATTAACGTCACCGTCCAGCTTTTCTTCAATCGAATAGACTAATGGTCCATGACGCGCCACATAGCCTTTAGAGTCTGGGCCTTTGTCGCTTGGGTCGTGTGCTGCAATCTTCTGACCTTGGATAGTCCAACCCAACCTTATGTGGGCATCAATACACGCATCAAACCACTCGGCCATAACCAGTGCAGAGTCAATACTATCATTCGGCTTGCCTAGCCATATGTGGTCATACAGCGCCCTCGGAAGGTTCTCATAGTCCCACCTGCGCTCTTCATCAAGCCCTGACTCAGCGAACCAAGGGTTATCAGTGTAGTTCATCCGCACAATGAGGTGCAGGTCGTCTTCATAGTAGCCATCGCGCTCAATGTGTTCCCAAAATGGATTGATAAATCGCTTGGAGAAAGGGTCTTCAGTTGAACCCATGTTAGCCACGAAAATTATAGATACATCGCTATCCTTCTCCATCTCAGCAGCAACATCAGAGTGCCTGGGCAAACCTTTGTTGGGCTTGGCTCTGGCTGTTGGTGTTAGCTCCCTGAGTGATTCAGAGCTGATACTTTGTGACTCTTCGCACCAATAGCGCTTAAAGCCGTAAGCCGACTTGATACTACTGACATTGCGATTAAGGCCAGCAAACTCAAATGCGTCTTTGTCGTTATAAGTAATAGCGTGTTGAGCAACACCAAACCCATCCATATCTAAGCGTTCAGCTTCGTTTTTAAGCAGTGAGTGTACCGAGTTCCTGATAGATGATTGGTATTCGCGCAAACAATAGATTTTGGAGCCGTTGTCCCTAACATCACCGATACAGATGTCACCAACACTAATCGACTTGCCAGAGCCTCGCCCACCAATGATAACAATGAATCGCTTGGTTGATTTAACAACACGCTCCATTGCCGCTGGCAGATAGATATCAGGTGTTTGAGTGGTCTCAACCCACTTGCCATCGTCCTGGTAGATAGAATTCTGGAGAACACCATCCGGGCTAACAAAGCCATAAACCGTATAATCGATCTTAATGCCTCTCGATATGAGTTCATTACGCAGCACAGGGTATAGAGTCTTTGCGACATCCCTAATACTGGGCTGCTGAGCCGCTGCTACCATTAGTCTTTGCTCATCTCTTTCTTGAGATCAATGAACAAGTTAAGCAGTTGGTCAGTAGGAAGCTTTGTCACGTCCACAGTAGCCTCAACCTTGCTGTCCATACCATCCCTTAGCCCTAACTCACGGGCAATGATGTTAGCGTTCAGGAAGCCTGCTGCGGCCCCTTCGAGCTTCTGATCTCGTACAATTTCTTCTATATCACTGATGACTTCGGCAAAATCGGGTTTGGCTTTGTAGTCTAGCCATGATTGAGCTGATAGATCAATGAAGCGTCTAAGTGCTGTAAGCGTCATCGCTCGCATTCTTGGGATGTAGTTATCGCCCTGAGCATTGGGCTTGTATTCGATGAGAGGATTGCTTGAGTTCCAATCGAAGTATTCATGGCAAGCCGTTTCAAGGGCTTCAGGCGTAGCAAACTTAGGCTTTCTGCCATGAGAGCTTCGAGCCATCCACGACCTGTTACCAGCCTGGAATCGAGTAGCGAGGTCTGCGCGAACTTCTTGATTAACCTCTTCGCTTACCTCAATATTTTCTTTGTCAGCCATTGTTATTTCCTACTAAATAGTTTTAAAAGCGGGAGTTATCCCGCCCATCTGAATATTACAGCCGATCAATATTAGAGCCATTATCATTAAATATTTCATAGCCAATTGTTTCCTTTGTCTACACTCCAGATTTGGAGGTCTTTCATCGCCGCACCGAGCGTTAAGCTCTTGAATAGGGTTATAGCACCGGATGGGTTAAAGGAGCCGTCATAGGCCACCGCAGCAGACAGAACGCCATCTACTGAGAAACGCATTATTCCCTTACCCCATATGGCCTTGACGGTTATACTTTGGTCGGTTGTGTAGGCAGAGCTTACAGACGTAACCCCTGTCCCATCTTGCATATTAATTCTGCCAGCAGTGCTACTAAAATTAAAAGGAAGCGCGGCAGCTTGCACTGAGATCAGCCCAAGACCTGCGCCACCATCAAAATGTGGCGTAAGCACAAACTCCATAGACCCCTGAGCGTCACTCCAGTTTGATAAATCCAGTGTAGCGCCTGTATCGGCTAATCGGGTCTTGGTAGTACCACCTGTTGTGAGGATTGGAGAATAG